TTTTTACTGCCCAGCTCAATCTATATATAACACTTATAGATATTAATTAGGTTATAGTATTATATATAGCAGATTCAGAAAGGAAAAATAATTTGAAAGATGCACTTGATAAAATGTTACATGCCTTAGTGGTTGAAGAGGAGGGGAACGCTATATGTGATTGTACGGAATGTCTTTCCTCTAGGATTGATGGTGTTATGAAGTATAATAGATTTATTCAGATCGACACCGTAGTAACTATAAAGAAAGCGATAGCAGAAGGTGATATTAAATTTGTCACTTCTGTTGCGGAAGATATTGCTACTGAAACCTGTTTACATTTAGGCAGTCAGTATACAAATAAATTGTTTTTTGTTTCTTCTAATATTGATAAACAAGAGGAAGGGTATCTATCTATTTACGAGGTTTGTTTTGGGATGGGTAGAGAAAGAAGAGACGAGCAATTTAATATAGGGTTAAAAAAACTTAAAATGTTAAGTAAAATATTACGAGAAAAAGATAAGGAAATAAAAAATGGATATAGCTAACAGACCTATGAAAGAATTTCGCAAGTATGCGAAAAACAAAACTATGATTCCGGCTGATGTGAATGTACCTAAGCAAATGACTATTGACTATTACTTTACGTTTCTTAGGCATTTAGGTTTTAAGGTATTGGGTAAAGAGGGGCAACAAGTAATAGTTAAGTACCCTAATGGTTGGAAGAAAACTATTGTTGTGCCTAATGTTGATGACTTTATGTATTTGCTTGATGATAAAAATAGTCGTAGGGCGGCAATATTCTATAAATATCTTGGTGGCATTACAGAGAAGGATGTTATAGAACATAAGTTGGATATTAAAAAACACGAGTTGAAAAATTATAAGAAGATTGTTTCTTATATAAATTGGATGCCGAGGTATGTAACTAAAGTTCGCAACGTAGTTGAAATGCCTATTGGAAAATTCAAGAAGGATAGAGATAAAATAAATTCTCACTATAATAGTGATATGTTTGGGGGAGTGTATGATCAGAAAGATGCCTCTATTCTGTTTACTACTAAACCTCAGAATGTTGGAATAGAATATAATGAAGACAGGGAACAGAATGTTGAATATAGTAGAGCTAAACAGAAAATAGTTGTAGATATGTTTGATACTTGTGAGAAATGGTTAGCTGGAGAATACCCTGAGTATAAAAATATCACAGCCTATTGGGAGGAAGAATAAAATGATAGCAAGTTTAGCTGTATTTATATTGGCAATTGGTTTTGCTTTTAACTGGAACAAAGAACGTGAACGTAATAATAAAATCCTTGCAAGGATTCCTGATAATATTAAACGAATTTATTTAGGAGGAAATAATGCGATATAAAGAAGGTTTGTTTTTTCTTGTCCTCGTTGCTCTTCTTGTTGTTGTTTATATTTTTTGGGGAAAAAACGATGACGAGGAAATAAAACGTAATAAGGCTATGATTGAAAAGGTTGACTCTATTATTGACAGCCTGAAAAATAATATGGCTGAAGAGAATAAAAAACTCTTGGGGCGTATTGACAGTATTAAAGTGATTAACACTAATAAAACTTTTATCAGAAATAATTATATAGGTATATCCAATGAAGTCGATAATATCAATGACCGTGATTCTGTTGCTAATTATCTCCGTGATTGGCTCAACAAACTGCAGAGCCCAAACTTCGAGTGACTCTACTGATACTGGTCAGCTGTCTTTAGCTGAACTTAAAATCATCAGCAAGTATCTGATTGAATTAGATATGCGTAGAAAGTTGTCGGGTCAAGATGCTATTATCATTAGTCAACAGGGATTAGCTATCGATGAATGTATGGATATAAATACTACTGCTAATAAAACTATTGGTAGTTTAGAAACTAAGGTTGACTTATTAGAAGAGCAAATTGATTTAGTTGCCCCTGCTTGGTATGACCATTTTTGGATGGGTGTTGTGGCAACTGTTGTGGTTGGAGCAGGAACTTGGATGGTGGTTAAATGATACCAAAGTTGCCAGAACAAAAATCTAAAACTAATCATACTCCGCTATTCAAAGATAGAAAGCACTTAGATATTCATTGGAAACGGAGATTTGTTAGGTGGTTGAAAAGAAAATTTGGGATTACTCTACCCCCTGACAGAATATCTATTGACTAAAATTTGATTCTTCTACTAATAAAGGCTTATATTTTGCTTGTAAAAAAATAAACAGGCAGAATGCAAGAGTTTAAGCAGGAAAAAGAGTCGCAAGAGCGTCCTAAAAAAGTGGACACTCATCAAGATCAGATTTCAACAGACGAAGAATTATTTGAGTCAGCAAAAATAAATCCAAACAAACTCGACAAGCTTTCTATAGATGCTATTGTTAAAACTATAGTAAAGTTTGGTGAGATTTTATCTGGTTTTGAACTGTATAAGTATGAAACCGAATACGCTGAACGGATAATTCTTTCTCTGGTGACTGATGATGGTGAAACCATTACTGGATTATTCGCTCGTCAAAGTGGAAAATCGTTCACTAGTGCTATAGTTGTACCTTCTTGTGGTATTATGCTACCGCTTTTAGCGGAGGCTTTCAAATCTGGAAATATAACCGATCATAGACTTAAACCAATTTATAAATTTTCACACGGAATATGGATAGGTGTGTATGGCCCGGATTATGATAGAGCGGCAATTATTGGAAATAAAATTAACAATACACTTTCTACTGACAGAGCTAAACTTATTCTAAGTGACCCTGATATTGGAATGAGCTTCCCTTCAAAATTATCTTCTTATACAAATCGATTGCCGAGAGGCGCAACAATTAAAGTCAAATCTGGAAATAAAAAAGTTTCTATTGAGGGCGATACCTACCATTTATTAGTAACAGATGAAACACAAGAGATAAATGATTACGTTATAAAGAAATCTATGTCTCCGTTCCTAGCTTCTACAAATGGTACTACTGTACACAATGGGTCTACTTATCCTACTAAATGTTATTTCTATGACGTTATTCAAGTTAACAAGAAAAAAGATGTTGATAAGAAAAAGAAACTACGATGCCATTTTGAATATGATTATAAGATGGCAGAAAAATTTAATACTAATTATAAAAAATATATAGTCAAAGAAAAAGAAAAACTCGGCGAACATTCTGAAGAGTTCAAGATGAGCTATGAGTTGTTTTGGCCATTGGCGCAAGGTATGTTTATCACTGAGGATTTTTTAACTACTCATCTAGGCAGAGATTATTCTCCTGCTCCTTCCGATCTTTTTAATGACCATGTAATATCTGTGGATTTAGCTAAAGTTAGAGACTACACTGTTATTACTGTTATTGAACCTGATTGGGCTAACCCTATTATTATCGATGCTGAAAGCAATCTAAAACGATACACTAAGAAAATTAAAAACTGGTATGAGATAAGTAATGAAAATTATGATCAGCAGTTTTATATGATTGACGATTTTATTAGTAACTTTAAATGGAGTATATTAGTTTTAGATGCAACTGGAGTCGGTGCACCTATCTTCGACAGATTCGCAAGTAAGTATCAAAATACTGCGGGTAAACAAGTAATACCATTTATATTTAGTTCGCAGTCTAAGAGCGAGGGGTATGCTTTATTAGGTAGGGAGTTATTATCTGAAAGAATTATATATCCAAATTCTTCTAAGGCGCAAGAGATGAGAAAGCAACGTGCTTTTGTAAGACAGCTTACATCATTGGCTAAAGAGATGAGAGGAAACTATCTTAGTGTTGTTTCTGTGTCTGATGATAATGACGATTACCCTGATAGCTTAATGATGAATGTTTGGGCTATAGAGGAAGCTAGTGGGATGGGAGACATTGAAGACTTCAATGCTATTGGTATTTATAAGGATATAAATAAAGATGTGGAAAAAGCTATGGCGAATCCTGATTATCAAAAATTCGTTAAGTATTTAGAACTGCTTGGAGTTAAGGGAGTTAATAAATCTAGTATGCGCTCCGGCATACACCGTAACATTGAAGAACAAAGTATTTTGCATAGGAGATAAATAAAATGGCTAATTATAATCCATCTATTGCTAAAGACTACATATTAAAAATTGCAGGTACATCTCCTAGATATACCAGTTTTTATGCCGCTCAAGGAATGAGCAATGCAGTTTTAGATGCCAAAAAGAAAAGTATGATGGACGTGCTTAGAACTAAACATAACCTTAGACTTAATCTGTATCAGCTATTTTGGAATATGTATTTAGGAAATCATTGGTTTAATTATGGTAGTGATGTTAATAATCTAACTAAGCCAGTACCTAAAACTATCAATCTTAGTGCTATAGCTGTTAATAAACACGTTGCTTTTTTAATGAGCAAGGGGTTTCTAGTAGAGACTGACTTTCAAGATACACAAGATTTTCTGCAGAATAATTGGGAACTTAATAATGCAGGTAAAGATAATAATAGGCTTGGCGTAGAGATGGCTCTTATGGGTGGAGTTACTGGCGATGTATGGTTGGATATGTATTTAGATGCTCATGAGCTTACAGGCGAACAGTATGTTAAAATAGATTTACTCGATAGTTATGAGTGTTTTCCTGTTATCGATAGAAAGAATATAATAGGGTTGCTTAACTATGGACTTAAAGACGTTGTTATATCTGAGAATCACGGATTTCCACAGTATAATACACAGTATGAGGGATTCTATTTAACAAAAGGAGCGAAAGAAATTATTGTAGACGATGAGGTAACTAGAACTGATAATTATGATTTTACTTATTTGCCATTAGTTCATATTCAGAATATGCTTACACCTGTTAGCTATTATGGAATGAGCGATTTAGTTAATATAACGGATTTGAATATTGTCTATGATAAACTTATAGATAGTATGAGTGATATTATTGATTATCACTCCGCACCTATAACTGTTGTTAAGGGGGCTAAGGCTGGTGATCTTGTTCGTGGGCCGAATAGGGTTTGGTTTCTCAGTAATAAAGAGGCTAGTGTTAGTAATTTGAAATTAGAGGGAGACCTGATTGCAGCAAATAGTTTTGTTGAGAAGCTATATGATTCTATATTACAGAGTGCTAATTTAACTCGTACTGCTATGGGAAAAGATTCTGGCATTAGTAATACATCTGGTACTGCCTTAGCTGTTACGTTAATGCCTTTGTATGAAATGATGGAGCTAAAAAGAATAAGCTATGGTTTAGGAATTATTAATGCTAACATTCTTATGTTAAAGATGGCTATGGTAAAAGGTATTATTTCTCCGCAGAAAATTTATAAAGAAGCAATTAAAAAATGGAATGGTGAATTTGGCAGTTATGGTGAGGAAACTAAAAATAAATTCAGACCGTTTAAGGAAACATATAGAGAGAATGTAAATTTTGATTCTCCTAGTTCTATTATAGGTAATAAGATTCCTCCTGAACTTTATGGAAGTTATATTACTTGGTTTCCACCGTTACCGAGAGATGAGAAAGTTTCTAGTGATATGGCTATTGCAAATTCAGGAGCTGACTTATGGAGTAAACGACATGCTCGGTCTTATATGGGTATGAGTGAAAGAGAAAGTATGCTTATGGATAAAGAGATTACTTCTGACAAAGAAGAAATGATGAAGTTACAACCGACAGTAATAACCAATATAGATAATGGTAAAGGAAACAATAATAAGAAGAAAACAGGACTAGAGGGTAACCCTGATGTTAAGGGTAACAACGAATCAATTAGAAGAGAGCAACAGCAATAGTTTGAATATTATTTGACTTAATTATAAATATATAATTATTATTGTATCGAAATTCAATAAACACTTAAAATAGGAGATGTTCAAATGCCTAATGTAGAAAAACAAACGGATAAGAATCTTATCCCCGGCGGTCAGACAAAAGCAAATGATGTAACAAATCAACCTGCTCCTGCACCCGCTAATCTTAGTAACATGACAGAAGTTCCTAAGAAAGCTATGGCTGATGTAAAAAACGCTGAGGGCAAAGCTACTCAGTGGGCTAAAGCTGGATTAAATAAGGGTGGCTCTCAGAGAATATCTGATTAATTATAATCTCCGGCTTAGGTCGGAGATTTATTTATTTATAGAAGAAGCTAACAAAAAATAATTTATTTAAAATAATTCGGAGAATAAAAAATGGCTGACGAAAAAGATAAGAAACCTGATGCACCTGAAATAACTGACCCTCCTACTCCTCCTATTAAAGATGAGGAAGAAGAGGAAAAATTACCGGATGTGGTTATACCGGAAAAAGTTGTTAAAGAAATTAAAGATAAAACTTCTGACAACATTGACGAAAAGATTAAAGAGGCTCTTAGAAAGGGCAGTGATATTACAAAAGGGCAACTGTACCCTGAAATAAAAAGACAGAAAGAAAAAATTAAACAGCTTAATGATGCTATAGAGGCAAAGAAAGCTGAAGAAGTCAGTACTACTAAAACTAAAGAAGAGCTGACGAAAATTGAAAGTGAAAAAGCTGAGTTGAGTGATAAATTAAAAATAGTTGAGGATGCCTTAGTTGAAACAACTAGCAAACTTGAAGACTTAACTATTGATTACACTAGTACTAAATTGGAAAGTTATAAACTTAATAAAATTGCCAAAGCAAAGGGTAAGCTCGTTGCTGGCATGGTTGTGGGTAAAACGGAAGCAGAAATAGATGCCGCAATAGAAGTTGCTAAGTCAGAGTATGAGCGTATAGAAAATTCGATGAAAAAAGAGTTCAAAATTCCTGAGAAGAAAGAGGAGACTCTAGAAGATAAGGAAGCTTTGAAGCCGACAACTGTTACACGTATTGATCCCTCTCGTGAGAGTACTACAGACTGGTCTAAGAAAAGAAGCGATATTCTTAGTAAGGTTTATAAAGAAGCGAGAGAGAAACTTGGAATTAATGGATAACAGTTATAAATAAACAAAGTGAGGTAAATAATGTCTAACGCTTATACCGGTGTAGCAACCGCAGGTGATGTAGTAGGGATTCCTGCTAATATACTTACAGTTCACACCAATGACCTTATACTGTCAGCAATGCCAGTTATGAGATATGATCAGTTTGCAGTCGTAAGAACTGATTTAACAAAAAGCCCCGGCGACACGCTTTCTTTTCAGAAATATGCTAACCTTACAAGAGGTGGAGCATTAGCTGAAGATGTTGATTTAGAGACAAAGACAATGAGCAAAACTGCTGTTCCGATCTCGGTAACAGAGTACGGTAATGCTGTTGGTCTTACATCTAAATTCTTGACTCTTTCTTTTATGGACGAAATGCAGAATGCATCAATCCTATTAGGTAGAGATTATGCTATTGTTACTGATGCTATGTTGAGAGATGCTTTGTTCTCAGGAACTCAGACATACTTAGCTAACAATAAAGCAACAGCAGATTTGCTTACTACTGGTGATGAACTTGACCTCGATGATCTAGATGCGGTGATTGAAATTTTAGCTACTGGAAATGCTCTAAAATTTGTTGACGCAAATGGTGAGTACTTTGCAAGCTATTTCCATCCACATCATGCAAAACCAATCAAGAAACTCTTGATATCTGTTCGTCAGTATTCTTACCCTGAATTAATTTTCAAGGGCGAAGTTGGTGAGTACAATGGAATCCGTTTCATTGAAACAACTAACTGTCCTAATGGTGCGGCATCAGCTAGTGACGTTTCTTATGACGCTACTTTGATTCAGGGATATGACCCTGCAGGTGGTGTTGGTGCATATTTACAGGACTTGTACAAATTAGTTGTGTTCGGTCAGAATGCTTACGGTTGGGCTGTTGCTCTTCCTGTTGAATTGAGAGAAGACCCCGGATTCTCAAAGTTCGGTAGAAAACGTGGCTTGGCTTGGTATGCAATTATGGGTGCAGGAAAAATAGTAGATGAAAATATCGTTGTTGTTTGGACAGTTTAATTAAAAAATAATTTAAGGATTAGAAATGGCAAAAGGAAAAGAAAAAGTAAGTGCCCCAAAAGTGGAAGAAGTAATCTCTGCTAGCGTAGAGGAAACATCTTCTGACCCTGTTGTTGTTGAAAAAAAGGTGTCTGCTCCTAAAGTTGAGTTACCTAAGACAGAATTAAAGCCTGTCGCTAAAACAGAAAAGGTAAAATTTATCAAAGATATGCCCCGATTATATATCGGTGGCCAATATTATGAAGGTACAAAAGGAGAAGACCGAATTGTTCCCGGATTCGTTGCATTTATCCTAAGAGGAAGTGCAAATAAAACGGAAGTGTTTGCGGTCTAATTATTAGATGACAACAAATGAATTATCTTTAGTCTCCCTTCTTAGAAGAAAGATGGGAGACTTACCTACTCGTGCGGTTGTCGTTGGAGATGTTGGTACTACTATTTATGTTAATGGTGTACCCTCAACAGCAGTAA